TCCAAGGGAACCCTTTCATAAGTAAAACTCCTACCCATAACATATCAGAGCTAGGAGGTCTAGGCACAGTAAATGGAGGCTTCCACTTATCAATCCAGATTAGAGAAGCGATAGTTTTTCTTTCAATTTTTCTTATTTTTCTATACTTTAACGGTAACATTAAAGTTTTTTGATATATAAAAGGTATCCCCTTACTATCTATAAAATAATAAGAGGGTTGTTTTAGAATACCAACTAAACTATTAACTGATTTTTTTAAAGGTAGAAGCCCTTTATGTGGGGTTTGAAGCCTTCTCCGTCCTAATGTTGTTCCTGGCATGTTTCTATCGTCTACCAGTTCTCCATCTAGGTATAGTAATCCATCTGTTAAATCCCAGTTACTTGAGGGTAGAATAAATACTGGAAAGTCTACTCTATCCAGATTCTTGTATGTAACTATCATTCATATAGTCTCCATACTGATCTACAAACTTACCCATTGAGTAGTCATCTCCTATATCAAAGTCGCATCCAATAGGGGCGTCTGAAATAGAAATGCCTCGATCTCTTTGAATGAAATATTGTAATATATTACAGTAATGTTCTATCTCATTATTAGGTACTTCGGCTAAAATAGAGTCATGTACTAAAGCGAATATTCTAGCTTTCATATTTCTTACTTTAATATGTTCATCCATATTTATTGCGCCGAGGAGGTTAATATCAGAAGCAGTAGACTGCACCAGAAAATTAAGACCACTCCTAACTGTATGGCTTCTAACAGCCTTATCTTCACTTTTAACATTTGGTAATCTCCTTTTGCGCCCGAAAAAACTATACACAAATCCATTGGTTTCTATAAATCTCTGGCTCTTTTCAATCCAGCTTTTTAACTTATGGAATTGTTTGAAATAACTGTGTATAACTTCAGATGCTTCTTGAACACTGAAGTATTTTCCAGAGTCCTTTGTAACTTGTTGACTGATTTTATGGGGCCCGGCTCCATACATAATTCCAAAAGTTACTGCCTTGGCAGCTTGTCTTTTGTATGGGTATAATTCGGCCACTTCTTTTGCCTCGCAAGGCAACTTAAATACTGTCTTAGCAATTGTACTGTGAAAATTTCCGCCCTCTCGAAACACATTCATAAGTGCTTCATCATTTGCCAACTTTGCAGCGACATATACTTCTGCGGTTGTTAAGTCCATTGCAACTATCTGAGAACCCGTTGCGGCTTTAATACACCCCTTGACAATAGGATTGTCGCGAGGAATTTGTTGCATGTTTAACTTACCGCTACTACTAAGACGACCAGAAGTAGTAGAGTGGAGGTTGAAAGAAGTCCTAAGACGCATGTCCTTATCCAACTGCGGTATGATTTTGTCCAGATAAGTATTTTTAATTTTGGATTTTTGACGGATTGCCAAGATATGTCTGGGAATTTCAGATTTTTCTGCAAGTATATTGAGGACTTCTGCGTCTGTCGACTGTTGACCCGTTCCAGTTTTCTTACCAGTAGGGTTAAGGCCAATAAAGTCAAACAAAAGACTCCGAAGCTGTACAGTGCTATTAGGGTTAAAAGGTTTTCCATTTAGTTTCTCAAATTCTGAAATCTTACCTACGCTGTACAAAGACTTGATGGCTTCATCAATATTTTGTTGCATAAGATCTTGAGCGATAATTAATCTCTCTTTGTCAAAGGGAACGCCATTCTCTTGAGTAGTCAGTAAGAATCTAGTACCTGGAAGTAATAGGTTCTTATATACCCAAGCAAGCTTCTCGTTCTCTTTAATCTTTATAAATTTCTCAAACAGTTTAAAGGTAACTAAGGCGTCCATGGCGGCATATACTTTCATGATATCGAAAGGAATCTCTTCCCAACGAAACTCATTTTTAAGAATCCTGTGTTCTTTTCTGTAATTATCTATCCAATCATGCATTGGCTTTTCGTAATCTCCATAGGGAGTATACTTTAATGCTAATGCTTTTAAGCCATGATGACCTGGATTTTCATTAATCAAATAAGATAGAAGCATAGTATCTTCTATGTTTGGAAAAGTAAAATTAAAATGATATTCAAACCATGCAAGGTCGAACTTAGCATTGTGAAAGATTACAGTTTTCTTATTAAATAATTCTTGTAGTTTTGATTCCATTCTTTCATTGAGACAATTAGCATCAATGTATGCAGCTGTCTGCCCATCATAACATAAAGACAGTCCCAACATATACCCATTTCTAGGATACAATGATGTTGTCTCTGAATCAAGAGCTATAAAGTCATCTTCATATGCAAGAGCTTTATCTATAAATTGTTCTGCTAATACTGTACGAGTAATTCCGAAAGCAATACTTTCATCAATTACTACATCTTTTATTTCGCCTTTAATATATTTAATAATATTATCTTTTGAAGTTTCCCAAGTCTTTTTAGCTTCGGGTTTGAACTTTAGCATGGCAGGATTGATTACTGGTAGAAATTTTCCTTCAACTTTCTTACCAGTGTATTCTGTAACTGAATTAATTTTAGTGAAATATTTTAATGATTCACTTCCTACTAAAATAATCCAATCATATAGTGAGGTGTCTATGTCAATATCACAATCTCGTTTTAGTACTTTCTTGATTGCAGGATTTGAACATAGCTGAAACTGATCGAAAGAGAACTCTCCTCCGAAATGTTCAATGTAATCTGTTCTACTGGGTTTAGTTTCTATTAATGCAACTTTAGGCATATAACTTACTCGTTAATTTATCAATTTGGGATTGTGCTAGTGCTCCAGGATCGGTATGCTTTAAACATATATTCCTAGAAAGGAGACCAACTCTCTCACACATAGCTTCTACTTTTTCAGCAGCTTCTTGACCGGCATCGTCTCCATCGAAAAAGACATCTATCCCTGATGCACCCTGTATAGAAAGCATACTTAACTTATCTTCATTTATATTCGTTGTACCAAAACAACATACTGCATTTGTTAATCCTTTATCATGTAGATTTATAACATCAAATATACCTTCTACTAGAATTATTTTCCCACTTCTAGGTGTTACTGTAGGAAAGAGAGGCATCTTAGCACCTCTAGGACTAATCTTATACTTGGGTATCCCATCTGTTAAGTGTCGCCCATTAAAAGCAACTATCTTACCAGACATATCTCGTATAGGAAAATTTATTCTATTAATAAAATCGGGATTAGTATGTTGAAACGCCTCAAATTTTCTATAAGTATTTGGGCGTATGTTCCTCCAATTACCTAAGTATGGAGTATAATTAAGGGGAAAAGATAAACCAATACTTTCTGCCCTCTTCTCTATAATTTTTTGCTTTAGTAGCTCTCGACGTACTTGTAAGTGGTTTACCTTTTCATTAAATAGAATGAGTATACTACCTTTATATCCACAAGAAAAACATTGAAAAATTCCCGTAACTTTATCTATCCTCATACTGGGATTGGTATCATCATGTTCGGGATTCAAACAATTTACTAGGTAATCGTTACCCTTAGGGAAATATTTAATTCCCCTTTGTTCTAAAATGTCATCAATCATGTTAGTGCGTCTAAAATTTGTTCTGCTTCATATAAGACGGCTCTTTGGTCGTCATCTAAAACATACTCATAGATTCTTAACTTAGTTGCATAGAAATCTATGTCTTTTAAATCTACACTATTTAAACTCTCTATTAGATTTTGACAGTAATCTTGTGCTCTTTTGTTTGTTGCTTCTTTTGTTATCATAGGTTGTACTCTCATTATGATATATTATACTAAATTTCAATATAAGAGTCAAGAAATATTTTTAGATGTCATCTATTTCTTCCCCTGTCCTTTCACTCTCATCCTCTTGTTCTTGAGGAGTCAAGGCAGATTCAGGCCCTATTTTTAAACTTTCCCAATTAATTTTAGAGGTAAAAGACTCCATAGAAGCCGACCTCATTTTCTGACAGTTAAACGAAATACAAGCAGCATCGTGCGAGTATGTTTCTATAGAGTATGCAGCATCTGCAGCATCCAAGATTCCTTTTGCAAACCTAGCTTCTCCAGTAGCATCAGTTTGATAAGGGGATAAGATTGGTACTTCATGTTCCTGGGCCATAGATTTTAATGCTTTACTGACTTCTACTTGTTCTGTCCAATCATATTGTCCAGAACGAGAAGGAAGATTTGAGCGTTTTACTTGATTAATATAGTCTACAATAACTATACCAACATCTAACTTTTTGACTTTCTTATCTAAGTCGGCCTTTATTTTACCAATGGTAAGACTAGGCTCGTAAACAACATCCAGCTGAGTCGGGAGAAGCTCGCCTTCTGTTAAAGTAGTATGAAATTTATCAAAGTTTCGATGTTCTTTGTACTCGTTCAAACGCTCGCCTCCACGCTCAAAGCGGTTTGCCCACCATTGAGCAACTGACTCCCACTCTTTAATATTAAGGTTTTTAGTCCTTAAACGAGCGAGAGGTACATTAGTAGCAATACTACAACATCGTTGTAAGATAGACCTACTATCCATTTCTATAGTGAAATAGATTGCAGACTTACCTGATTCAACAACATGATTTGCTACGTTAGAGCAAGTAACAGATTTACCTCCACCACGTCTGCCTCCAATAAGTATCAAATCTCTAGGAGAGAACTGCATGAAACTATCGTAGTCGGCATTTAATCCAAGGGAGACATATCTGTCAAGTTCTTCATCTGGCTCAAACAAGGTAATATATTGCATACTTTCCTCAGGATGTTTAAGCTCTACTTTATCCTCTATGCGGAGGACAATTTCATGAAGATGTGAGAGTGTTTCTTCTGCATTTTCAAATGCTACAGAATTCTCTACATATTTTTCAAGTTCATTTAATACTTCTTTTTGAGTATATTCATTCTTTAAGTACTGCAGAAGCATCTCTGCCTCAGCTTCTACTTCAATACTATTTATAGCAAATAATTTTTCTTTAGTACTGCTATCACGGATTTCGTACTTGAGGTCATCGAACTTGGGGAGTTTGTGGTATTCGTCACAGTGTTTATCAATTACACTGAATATGGTATGGTATTCGGAAGGTAGATAATGCTTTCGTAAGATACTCCAGGTTTCGAAATCCTGTGCATCAAGAATCTGCTTTATTAAAGCACTAGCAATATTCAACTAAGTTCCCCCGAACAAAAAATAAGTGCTAAGAAAATTCTCAGCACTTATCAGTCAACTAATTAACTAGCAGCGGCTGCAGCCTTCTCTCGTCGAGATGCGCCGTCGTAGTCAGAAGCAGAAATACCGCGTCGAGTAAGCATAGTTTTTACTCCTCGTACGGTTTTACCGATTTCGGTAGCTATTTCTTCAACAGTCATTGATTCGATGTCAGCAAGTTCTGCTAACGGATCAACACGTGTGCCAGACTTAGTTGTTTCCTGGCGGGGAATCGCAGCAATAGTACCTGCACGAAGGAGGCTAAGAGCCTTACCACGAACAGAATTTACTGAGCGATCAAGGGCTTCTGCAATTGCTTCAACAAAAGCGCCTTCGTTTACTAGCTTAACAAATGTAACTTCTTCAGCGTCTGAATAGGTCTTAACAGTTTCCGGCTTGGGAGTCGGCTTGATGTGACCAGTCAATTCCATAGACAAGATTTTGCCTTGGATTTGTTTTGCTGAGAATTTGCCATCGGCAAAATTTGAAGCAACATCAGCGTAAGTATATTGACCACTGTTGTCAGTTACAAATGACTCCAGGATCTCTTCTTGCACGTCAGAAAATGCTTTGCTAGAATTTGTAGAAGCTAGTTCTACGTCGTAACCCATCTTACGCAGTTTACTAGAAACTGAACGGGTTGAGGTGTCAAGGTTATCAGCAGCATCAGCTACTGTTGCTTGAGATACAGGAGTCTCGTCTCCTACAAACGTTTCGAGCGCGCTTGTGCGCTCATCATTCCACTTGGGAACTGCCATGTCTTTCTCCAATATAATCTTTAAGATTAGTGACAATTTGAATGCCTTTATCTAAGGCTTTTAAGGTTTTTGCGGTTTCTATTCCAGTCTCATTAACTAGAATAGTTACATCATTTGTTAGACTGCTTTTAACAGTATAACCAAGACTTTCTAATTCTGTGGTAGCTTCCGCTTTAGTTTTATAACTAAATAGCTTTCCAGATATACACATTATTCCTAATGTACTACCGCTTTTCTCTTGGAAAAGCATATCATGAGGAAGATATTGTTTGTATTCTATAAAGTCTGTTTCTAACCAAGCCATCAGATTATCGGTCGTTATTGGTCCGAGTCCCGCTCTTTTACAAGATTCAGTAGTTATATCAAAGATACTTCTACAGACGGCTGCGAGTTTTTCTGCTGCGGTTTTCCCGACTAGCGGGATACTAAAAGCAGGTAGCAGTAAATTTGCAGGGGCTTTGGTTGAGTTTTCAATCTCTCCAATTAGTTTACTACCTAATTTTTCGGAGTTAAGAGCTAAAGAAGCACTTGCTTCATCTAAGTAATATAAATCTACTACATTACTTAAACCTAATTTTTCTATAGACCTCGGACCAAGTCCTTTAATGTATAGTGATTTAGCAAAGTGCTGAATTTTTTTAGCTGATTTAGTGGAGCAATCTTTATTCTTGCAGAATAATAAATCATTGACCCATTCAAGTATTGAATTGCACGAAGGGCAGTTACTAGGCACTTGAATTTTTTCCACTTATTTAATCCTTTTTGATTGAAGTGTATATTATACTAAAGTTTTGAGATAAAAGTCAAGAATTATTTTTTTGAAGGTTCTTAACCCCATTGCTTCGCCATAGCATCAGCTAGTCCCTGGTATGTTAACGACCTATCTTTACCTCTGGTTTTACTTGGCCCTAAGTTGTTCTGACCACTGTCGGTTTGATTCGACCACCTTCGGTAAATTCTCCCATTCTTCTTTACTTTTCTACCTTCAATTTGTTTTGTTGCTCTAAGTGGCCTAAGTCCTTTAAGCCATAAGCCAGTTTTTTTACTCGCATCTTCTCCGAAGTTATACGGTTGGATATATTGAGGTCTGGGCATAAATTTTAATCTAGTGTTTATACATCCTACGGGATTTTCTAAACAGATTTTTGGTATCCCGCAAGTCCATAAATCTGTAATAAATTCTAATGCTTCCTCTGTTTTTTCGGCACGACCTTCAATTTTGTTATTCCAGTGAAGGCCACTAGAACAGAGATAGGTACAGTCAGGATGAGCTATCATCATTTCCCAGTCATCCTGATAAAGTATATCGTATACATCACCTTCGTAATGTTTGCCAGGTCTTTCTGTAGGTAACAAATCGCAGCTGGTTACATCGTGGCCTTTTGCAGTAAAAGCATCTCTAACAATTCCACTGTACTCACATGCTATTAGTATTTTCACTTAGCACTCCGAGTCAAAGTCTTGCCATTCATCATATTCACTTGGCTCACGCTCACGCGTTATAGGCTCTAAATTATCTTGCATTCTCTTTGATTCTGTATAGGGTTCTGTACAAGGCTCCACTCGTCTTACTATTCTAGGGATGATTTCCCCCGATCTTACTACTTCCACTCTACATCCTATCTCTAAACCTAGCTCATCTATAATACTTATATTATGTAGAGTTGCTCTACTTATTACTGCATCTCCTATTTTCACAGGTTCTAGAATTGCTACTGGACTAATCCTACCGCTCTTACCTACCTGCCAAACTACGTTCTTCAAGGTACTTATAGCAGATTCAGTTTTATCTGATTTGAGAGCGAACGCGCCTCTAGGATACAGGGAGGTGATTCCTTGCATATGATGTTTTGAAAACTTGTTTAGTCTATATACTATACCATCGGTTGGGTATGTAATGTCTACGGCTTCCAATACTGTGACAAATCCTGTGTGTGCATAGGAGTCCATTTCTTCAGTCCAGTACTCTTTTCTGTTAGGCTCTGCGCCATAGAGAACGAATTGTATTCGTCTACATGAAAACTCATTAATATTCTTTAAGTTCAATGCACCCGCCGCATAGTTTCTA